ATCAAAAAAGTTGTACGACCGCAATAAGGAGAAAACATCTCTCAAAGTGGCCACTAAAGAAGGAGAATAAAATGACTAAATTATGTCCAAGAGGGAAAGCTGCAGCAAAGCGTAAATTTAAGGTATACCCTAGCGCCTATGCTAATGCCTACGCATCTAAAATATGTGCAGGTAAGATTAAAGATCCTTCAGGAGTAAAAAGAAAAGATTTCAAAGGGCCTAAACCTGCATACACAGGTAGTTTTATTGATTTAGAAGTAGATGGTAAAAAATATGCAAACAAAAGTCTAAAACAATATTACAAAGGCATGTATGAGCAGTAAGAAGAAAAAAAGAATTTTACCAGACTATTTGAAAGGTACAGAAATAGGAGGTGGTGTAAATATTTTCGATGATGAATTTGTTACATCTCCTAGTGTTGAATTTAGTGTAAAGAAAAAAGGCGTATCTGTAGGTGTATCAGGAGAAAAACCTTTTAGTAAAATTGATAAAAGAAACATTAATAGTATTTTAGGTTTGAATATTACTAAAGAAGGTAAAGACTCTTCTTTATCAATTGAGGGTACAAAACAAGGTAAAAGTAAAAATATAGGATTTACTTTTTCAAAAAGTTTTAAAAAAGGGGGACTTAAAGAATGGTTCAGACAAAATTGGGTAGATATTGGGAGCAAACGAAAAGATGGTTCTTACGCAAAATGTGGCCGTTCAAAATTGGAAGCGGACAGGAAACGGAAGTATCCAAAGTGCGTCCCTGCTGCCAAAGCGGCAAGGATGACAGAATCCCAGAGGCGGAGTGCCGTTGCAAGGAAAAGAGCTAAAGCACAAGGTGTTGGTGGTAAACCTACAAACGTGAAAACCTTTACTAAGAAATATTACGGAGGTATGATAGACGTATGACAGATCCAAAATTTATAGGTCCGCCTAAAAAATTATTCCAGTCTTATACTATGCCTAAGGCAAAGACTGCTACGGAAATAGGTAAAGACATAATGAAAAAAACTAATGTAGGAGCTGGTAAAGTTTTGACTGCATTAGGATCACCTATACGAACTACTAAAAAAATATTATCGAAAGTAAAATCTAAATTTACTGCTACAGCTGCAAAAGCTAAAGATGCAACAAAAGGAGCAGTTTCAAACTTAAGAAGACCCGGTAAAGCTAAAATTTTTACAAGAGCTGGAAAAACAACTACAGGATTAGGTAAACAAAACCCGTTTGTAGCACAATTCAAAAAAGCACCGAAGACTGCAAAACTTGCAAGTAAAGCATTAAGAGTAGCAAAATTTGCTAGAGCAGCAACTCCTTTTGGACTAGCTACAGTTGCTGTAACAAGTATTAAAAAAAGAGATCCAAAGGCAGTAAAAAGAGAAAGAGATTTTTATAAAGGTAAAAAATATAAAGATGTAGGTTTTGAATCGATGCTTAATTATAAAAGCGGAGGTTTAAAAGAGGCAACTAAAAAACTAAAAGCACAAGGATATGTAGGAGGAAAAATGGCTAATTTGAAAAAAATTCCAGAAGGTCCAGAAGGCGAAGGTCTAAGAAAATTAAAATCTAAAAGACCTGACGTAACTAGAAAAATGGGTTTTGCTAAAAAAGGTAAAGTCATGAAAGCAATGGCTGGCAAATCTGTTAGAGGTTTCGGTGCCGCAAGAACTTCAGGAATGGGTTTACAAGATGAACAAATGGTTCCTGGTAAATCTATGGATTATTATAAAGACTTAATGTAATGAATTATGGCAACGTCTGGAACAACAACATTTGATTTAAATATCGACGATATCATCGAGGAAGCGTATGAAAGATGTGGCATACGTACTAACTCTGGTTATGACCTTAAATCAGCTAGAAGAAGTTTAAATCTACTTTTTTCTGAGTGGGGTAACAGAGGCGTTCATTTATTTAAAGTTGAACAACAGACTCAAGCGTTAACTCAAGGCACTGCACAATATACTGTTCCAACAAAAGTTAGTGATGTTTTAGAAGCTTTTATTTCTACGACAGCTGGTGTAACAACTGACACTCAAGATGTATCTTTAACAAAAATTGATAGATCTGCATTTGCTGCTTTACCTAACAAAGGAGCTCAAGGTCAGCCATCACAGTATTATGTTGATAGGCAAAACGTTCCAATAATTAATTTATACTTAACACCTGATGCGAGCACCTTTACACATTTAAAATATTTTTCAATCAATAGAATTGAAGATGCTGGTGCTTACACAAACCAAGCAGACGTAGCGTATAGATTTCTGCCATGTATGTGTTCAGGCTTAGCTTATTATTTAGCGATGAAAAAATCACCTGATAAAATACAAACATTAAGATTAGTATATGAAGATGAATTACAAAGAGCATTAACAGAGGATGGCCAAAGAGCCTCTGTATATATTTCACCACAAAGTTACTTTGGAGATGGAGTTGCATAATGGCATTTGCTAGAGGAAAAAGATCATTAGCTATATCAGATAGATCAGGACAAGCTTTTCCATATACGGAAATGGTTAAAGAGTGGAATGGTTCTTTGGTTCATATTTCAGAATTTGAGGCTAAACATCCACAGTTAGATCCACCACATACAAAAGCAGATGCGATTGCCTTAAGAAATCCAAGGGTGCAAAAATTTCAACAACCAAAAACAGTGGCTGATAATGATGTAACTATTGCTGATTCTGGTGGCACAAATGTTGGAGTTGCTAATCTAACTTTACCTGGTGATTTTGCGTTTAACAATCAAGGCACTAGTGAGATGAAACCAGCAGATCCTTCTTTACAAAATAAAAGGAGACAAGTAACAGCTTTAATTAATTCAGTAACAATAGGTATTTCATAATGGCTATAACTTATACAAATTTTTTAACTCAAGTAAGAAACTATACAGAGGTTTCTAGTACAGTTTTGTCTGATACTTTGTTAGATCAATTTATTAGAAATACTGAATTAGCTATCGCAGGGGCAGTAGATTATGATGATCTAAGAAAATTTTCTAACTCAACTTTTACTAGTTCTAATAGAGCAGTAAGTTTACCAGGTGATTTACTTTATTTAAGAGCTGTAAAAATTACAAGTGGTAGTTCTGAAATTTTTTTAGAAAAAAGAGATCAAACTTTTATTGCTGAATTTAACCCTGATGGTGATACTGGTGTGCCAAAATATTACGCTAATTATAATGATAAAAATATAATCGTAGCACCTACGCCTAGTTCAGCTTTAGCCATACAAATTCAATATGTTAAAAATCCACCACATTTTAATTCAACGACATCAACTATGTTGTCAGATCAACACGAAAATTTACTCCTTTATGGTGTTTTGGTAGAGTGCTTCTCATACTTAAAAGGACCTCAGGATATGTACAACCTCTACAAAACAAGGTATGATACAGAATTACAGGCTTTTGCTCTTGAACAAATGGGATCAAGAAGAAGAGGTCAGTATACTGATGGAACACCGAGAACACCTGTTCCGGCACCATCACCATAAAAATTATTAAGGAGATAAAATGGCAATAACAACTAACGCAATTACAAACTCATTCAAGGAAGAGATTCTTGAAGGTGTTCATGACTTTACTCCAACAACTGGAGACGTCTTTAAACTAGCTTTATACACTTCACAGGCATCAATAGGTGCTGACACTACTGCTTATCCAGGAGATTCTACTGGTAACCAAGTGCCAGATTCTGGACAGTATGCACAAGGTGGAGGAGCTTTGGTAAACGCTCTTGTTTCAACACAAGGAACAGTAGCATTCGTAGATTTTAGTGACTTATCTTTTACAGGTGTAACATTAACAGCAAGAGGTGCTTTAATTTATAACACTTCAAACAGTAACAAATCTGTTTGTGTATTGGACTTTGGCTCAGATAAAACAGCTACGTCAGGAACTTTTACGATTCAGTTTCCTAACCCAAACAACACACAAGCTATAATCAGAATCGCATAATTAGGAGCCCGGTGTTATGGCACAATTAACTTACACCGTTACCGTAGCAACGGGCAGCCTATACTTAGGTGGTGGAGCCACTGGTAATGTTTATTACTTAGATGGTGTTAGAGATATTGACTTATCTTGGGTAAAAAGTGGAACTTTAAGATTTGA